CTTTTCTTGTTCATTCAAGACTTTTTCTAGAAGGGCTTTGTTCGAAGCAATTGATGCAGCTGTGCCGCCTGTTTTGACATTCCCGGTTACCATCGATTTTATGTTGGCGGCTTTCGCTAGATACCCTGCGCCAATACCTTCGAATGAACCCCTGTCCTTCATCGTTGAAGTGTCTATTCCGGCTTCTTTTAGTGCTGCGAGTTGGTCTTGGCTCCTGAAGAAATTTCCTGCACCTTGTTTTACAACAGATTTGAAAACCTCGGCCATGTTGTTTTCCATAGCCTTCTTTGCTTTTTTGGCTTCTTGCTTGCCGGCATTAATCATTCCCTTGAACGCACCACCAAGACCGCCAATAACAGCACCAGCAAGTGCTCCGTATGGTCCGAGATATGAACCGAGTGCCGCACCACCAGCAGCTCCAGCCATCAATCCAGCTCCGGCACTTTGAGCGTTATATGCGGCACCGAGTCCTGCCACTGCCATTCCTGCTCTAGCGTCGAACTGAGAAACAACACCACCGAGAGCCATCGCTCCCTGCATCTCTTCTGGTGCGTATTGGCTGGCAATTCCTAGGCCCATTCCTGCACCCATCTTGCCGCCCATGCTCTTGCCGAATTTATTTGAAGCAGCACCAAATTTTGTTTCGTTACGATTAATTCTGTTTATATCTCTAGCAAGGCGGAGTTTTTCCATTCTCTTGGATATTGCCCCAGTCCTTCCAGTTCCACCGTCTTCTATTGAAAGCTGTGAATTGTTGTACCTTGCAATTGCGCTTTGCCGCATTGAATCAACATCGACAATGCCGCCAGTTGTTTCTTGCATTACGTTTCTTGTTTCAAAGATTGGTTTCTTTTTAGTACCACCAACTCTGACCTGTTCTGTCTTGATTGTCCCATCTGGGTTGTACATAACTGTCTGGGATTTCATGTTTGGGTCATAACGCCCACCCTGGAGGAACGCCATACCACCAGCAGCTGCTCCATAAGCCTTTAGCCCAGTACTTGTTACCCTGTCCATTCCTGATTGGGCGAAGTCTTTTAGAGCACTTCCCCTGACATCCCTGAAAGGCATATCAGCAGCGCTCTCTGCAGCAGCTCTTCTTGCTCTTCTTTGTCTAGCAGTTCCTGTTCCGGCTTCACCTGCTGGTATGTATGCTGCAGCTGCTCGTTCTTTCTCTGCTGCAAGCGCACGGTTGTACGCCCTATCTTCTGCATTTTTTTCTCTTTGCGCTGCTCTTTCGTCATACCATGAACCAGCCGCCTGGTCAAAAACAAGCGCCTTACCCATCCCCATTGCCCCACGCATTGTGTACCCAGAAAATGGGTCAAGACCGACAGCGCCACCACCCCTAAATGCGCTAAGTGCTCTTTGGTCGTACGCCTCTTTGCTTATGTTTCCTTGGTCGAAACTACCCCTTCTTGCTTCGTGACCCATATCTGTTACATGTCCAGTAGGAGATATTCCAGCAACACCCCGTTGTCCAAGAAATGTTCTATGTCTCTGTGCTGCCAGAACCGTACTGGCCAGTACCGGACCAGCCGCACCAGACGACAGTGAAGTACTAGATGACACTCTTGTGGCTCCTGAGGAAAGAGCTGGAGAACCTGGACCAACTACAGCTCCTCCTCCTCCCGGCCCAACAGGACCTCTTCTGCCACCTCTTCCTCCCCCACCAGCGCCAGGGACAGGGCTGCCACCGACTGTTACTGTTCCGGCAGTCACGTTCATTTGCTGTGTGGTGAGTCGACCTGCTTCTGGAGCCATTCTTCCAGTGACTTTACCCATTGCCCGTCCAGCAAGACTGAATGCAAGAAGTGGGGCGAGTGCACTCATGAGACCTTGGCCCATTGTCCCAGTGAGTAGCTTGGTCATCATTCCGAGCACTTGAGAAACCATGTTTACAATCTTTGTTAAGAATGGAAGAAGGTCAAAAAATCCTTTTTTAAGATTCATGAATAATTCAGAACCTTTTGTAATCATTCCGCCAAGTGCTTCACCAAATGCCGTAACTTCACCTTCGTTTTTTTGCAACAAATCGTTAAATAACCACAAGTTGCTAGCACCACCTTGAAGAGCTTTTCCTATTGGTTTAAAAGCTTTCTCGAGAACTCTGGCACCATCTTGCAGTGGGCGCATGTATTCGGTCACACGCCTCCAACCTTGTTTAAAGTTAAGCATCCAATCGCCAATTCTGTCGAACATGCCAACAGCTTTTGGTAAGTACTCGCGGATTGTCTTCACCATCCAGTTACTAACGCCATCAACAGCGCCAACAAAACCATCGGTTATAGTCTCAAACCCCATTGATTGCTGAATTGTTGCACTTATTCTTTGAAGGTCTCTTCTTATTATTTTAAATACACCCTCAAATGCGCCCTTTGTCGGTTCAAGGAATTGGTCTCCAAAGTCTGCAAATTCAGTCCTGAGTCGAGTCATGTATGATTTCAACTGACCTATTAATGTGTTGTTTATTGCCGCAAACTGTCCGGCAACACCACCTTTTTCAGCAAGAAGACCAGAAAATAATGCATCTCTGAACCCCTCTTTTGTTTGTGTGAATTTTGATTCTTTTAATGCTTTTTGCATTTCTGGACCAAGTTGACTTGCAGCTGCTTTTACGTCCGCAAGACTTTTCTTTTGGTCATTCAGTGCAGCAACGACTGCAGCAACTTGCTCTATGGCTTTCTGTGGGTCTTGCCCAGCAGAACCAAAATCCATCAAAGCTTTTATTGCTTTACCGCTTGCATTTATCTGAGTTGAGCTCATTGTCTTTGACATGACCCCATAGGCTTTGTTTAAACCATCTATTCCAAGAACTGCAAGGTCTGCATCTGCTTGCAGGTTACGCATTGCCATTCTTGTCTGATTCATTGCTGAGCCGAACTGTTGCGCGCCTTTGCCTCTATACGCGTACATTGCAGCCTGCTGTTCCCTCACCGCTGCAGCAGCAGCCCCAAGGGCCATTGTCATTGCCGCTGCACCTCCAGCGACTAATTGCATCGCCCCCTGGTAGGCCTTCATGAGGAATCTTCCTGCAGCAAAAAGAGCGTGGGTAGCCAGCATTGTGGCACTAAGTAAGCCCATTTCCAGAATTACACCCTTAATCGCTGTCATCAGGAATTTGGTCATTGCTTTACCGGCCATTTTTACGCCAGCATCAATTACGTCAAAACTCTTTTTAAATTTTCTGGATGTTGTTTCGAAAGATAGAGAAGACCGGGCCATCTGTGCACCTAGGTCTCGACTTCCTAGTTTCTTGGCTGCCCTATCTAGCGCGAGTAATTCAAGACGTGCTTTTACAAGGTCTTTTGTTTTGGCATCAAATGAAATTTTGATTTTTACAAGCTCGTCAGCCATAGCTCTTTGCCACTTCTAGATGTGATTGTTAAGTCACGTGAGTGTAAAAAGCGCCGGAGCTATGCCTGCATTTGGTTATGCCTGCTGAGTCTTCGACTTGCGCTCTTGCTCTTCGCGGTCGTTGGATATAACTTTAGCACATGCCATAAGCAACAACCAGTCAACATCATCTCTATCAAGTAGGTCTAGCGGGTTTTGCCCGAATAGCTCTCCAAGTCTTGCTGCTGATTTTATTATGGAATCTTTAACTAGCTCGTCGAAGATTCCTTCGTAGGGTCCGATGCTGACACCGTATCTGAGTATCCAGCGGCATCAAGGATTGCAAGCGCTGCTGATTCAATATGTGGGTCAACGCCAAACAGCGCTCTAACAGCATCTGGAACAGGCTTGGTTGTTTCGGTCATTTCAAGAATAAACGGATGGGCGAAATTCATGATGTTGCCGTACTCATCGAATACTTCTTCATCATCAACGTAGATGCCAATTGTTGTATGGCCAATGACCATGCAAGCAAATTTTGTTGCATCGAGACCATTGCGTGAATCTTCACCGCACTGCTTACGCCAGTTCTTCATCTGTGTCTGGGTGATATTTGGGCTCACCTTGACGCTTAGGCCTGGTCGCTCTGGTACTTCAATGAGTACAGGGTTTCTTTCAACCTTGCGCTTAACGAGGGCACGCAGCTTGTTTAGCTGTGTCTCTTCTGGGACGGTTGTTAAGCCAGCAGCCGATGAAATGGCGTCTTTGATTGAAGCCTTCTTCTGCTTCTGGCTGTCTGAATCTTCTGTTGTGTAAAGTGTGTTATCGCTCATGCCCTGAAACTATCACACCTTTTTCCGCCGTAGCGGAAGTACCCTTTTATTATCTAAGGGTTGAAGTGACGTCAGATATGGCGAACGTAAGGGCGAATGTCGCTGGGGCACCGGATGACGAGTCACCATCTGGCTCTGTGATGCCTACCAAAAGGGCATCATAGTAGTAGCGGTCATTCGTTGGGTCCTTGATATCGCAGTCAAAAACTGAGATTACGATGTTGTAGTAAGCAATACCTACGTATCTACGAAGTCCCTGCAACTTTGCACCAATTCCGGCTGCTGTTTCGGCGCTGACCATGTCATCGTCGTAGTGTGCAGTCAGAGTGATGTCGCCAATCTCCGAAGGAGCGCAAAGAACTGTTGGGCGTGACTTGCCACCTTCGTAGATTTTCTCAACGGAGGCTGTTATTTCACCACCAGACACCTGAGCGAACTTGAAACCCGTCCACTTAGGAAGGTTTGCCTGAACGTTTGTTTGCTGCTTGGCGTTGCTCGCAAAGTTGCTTGGGAATATCTCCGCAAGTACTTGTCTCTGTGCAATTTTTGCCATTTCCTATTCCTCCGTTATACGACTGTTGAAGTCAGGTTTGATTTGACGATGTCAATTTCAATCTTGTCACCAACGCTGGATACTCTTACTCCAACGCGAGCTTTGACAAGACCTGTTTGCAGCTGTGCAGCTGGGTTGATTCCGGCATCACATTTCACTGTGTAGCCATTGTCAAGCTGCTTGCCATTTGCATCGAACGCTGGGTAGAGTGCACCAAGGTCTCTCATTCCGGCGAGAATAACCACGAGTCTTGCTTCGATATTTGCGAAGATTGTATTTCTTCCATCAATCGTTGAGAAGACCAAGTCTTCAAGCGAGCGGTAGCATTCCGTGACAATCGTGTTGACAACGTCTTGCTGGGTTATGTAGCGGAAGTTCTCAGTGTCGACCGAAAGTGAGCGAGCACCATAGATTCTGACAGTGTTCTGAATTACGCGGATTGCGTTTACGTAGTTCTCGTCAAGGTCATCGCCAGTTGTCTTGTCTATATCAACAGCAGCTCCAGTAACGAACTTTGCGGTTGATATCAAACCAGCTGCTGGCAAATGTGGGCCAGTCTGATTGTGGGCAACAGCTCTTTTTGCAGCAACATAACCATCTGGTGGAATTGTTCTTGTTACACCAGCCACTCCAGATGGAACAGTAACCCAAGGGTAGTAAATTGCTGCGTGCTCTGCATTGTCTTCAGCTTGAAGGGCGAGCGCGGTTGCCTTGATTGTTGCAGCACTGTCCACAGCTCCTCCGTGAAGAATTGCGATTCTGCTGTAGTTATTGGCATGTGCAACTAATCCGTTGCGAACAGCTACGTCATCATTTGAAATTTCAGGGCATGAAACAGCACCGGTTCCCAATGCGTCATTGAATAATGTCAAGGCGTTTACGTAGTAAGTCGAAGTGACTTGGTTCTCATATGCGTTTCCTGCTGCAAGCGGTGTTGATGCAATTGCTGCAGGAAGAGTTGTAGTTGACTGAATTGAAGCAGTCACATAGCGAGAAGCAATTGCACTG